GCTCCGTCACGCCCTGCTTTTGCTAGTTGTTTCATGCCATCTTTGCCGTACTTTTCAATACCTTTGGCAGCTCGACTCATAGTTCTTTCACCCTCAGATACCCATTCTGCTTCACTAATCTCAGGATTCCCAATTTGTTGTGCCACAGATGTCAATCCTTCATTACTGTTAGTAATCATTTTGTACATCCATGCTTCTAGTGGTGTACCAGATTTAACTGAATTGTAAATTTTCTTAGCCGATTGAGCTATTGCTTTAAGTTCACCCAATGACATACCGTCAAGTTGTTCATCTTCTGCCGTATAATTTTCTGACATACCTTTCCTTTTCCTTATGCTTATAGCAATTGCCGCTTGTTGCGCGGCGTTACTTGACTCATCCATGCCTTCGTTTGACTTTTTGTTAGTACTAACATTAATAGCCTTACCGTGACGTTCTGGATTGGGATCTTCTCTACGCTTTCTTGCAGCTGCACTGGCACGTCCTTTTTTACCTAGACTATGTGCTTTGCTCTGCGGCAAGCACTTGGGCTTACCTTCACTTTCCGAACCTCTAGCACAAGGACCTTTTATATTGCCCTTGGTATCCATACGCACCCACTTTTCTTTGCCAAACCAATCATGTAGATTTTCATCTAAGTTGTCATATTCTTCTTGAGTAATGCTTTCGTTGGAATTGCCCCAATTTGCAGCACCTTTTTTACGGCATTTAACCAATGCTCCCGATGCATAAGCACTAGGCCATACTTTGTATCGTGCTTTAACTTTGTGATAACACGCATCCTTTTTTTCATTTATTTGAGACTCAGCTACCATTGCGCCGCCGCAGCCTGGACATTCACCTTTGCGAATATAAGTTTCCAGACTTTCATTTTTATTTTTTATACAGTTAGGATATTGTTTACCAAACATCTTTTTCATGCCATCTTTGTGATAACCTTTCCAACAGGCTTCATCCAGAGTATCACGACTATGATCTCCATGTGTTTCACACATACCACAATCTTCACAGGTCATTTCCATTTCAACAGATTCATTATGTTTTTTCTTTCCGGCACAATGAGCCTTTTGACTAAAGCCTTTAGGATGGCTACAATTGATACTACTTTTATATTTTTTGCTCCAGTCTTCACTGGCAAATTCCTTATTTCGCATGATAGTGCTATCCTATATACAGTATAATTATTATTTATAAAAAAATCAAGTTGTCGGTGGCAACGGGTAAGGGTACTGTGATTTTGTTAAAGTTGCCTTTGGTGGCGGAGGATTGGGATTCACCGGTACATTGCTAGTGGTGACAATTCCGGTTGTGGCAATATTAGACTGCCCTTGCCGCAGTGCTGCAACTAGAGTTTGGCCTGTCAAATTGGTAGGATCAGCCACTGATTCTAGGTATTGAAATGCGCCATTTGCCGCGGTATCCTGCCCATATTGTGGCAATGACAGTACAAAACTGTAAATGGGAGGATTACTTCCCGAAGTTAGATTAGCAAAGTCAATGGTTGCGTTTTTCTGAACTTTCTTTTCAGAATTCAACTGTGTCATCATATTACCCCAATTTGAATTTAAACTGTTAGTCTGACTAGGATACGCGGTAATAATATTAGGGATAACATTTGAATTAACAGATGGTATAAGGCCATTTCCACCAGTGCCGGCATTAGCATTAGCTTCTTGTCCAGAAAATGCAGCGTTAATATTATCATAGGTTCCCGCAGCAGGCCCAGTAATAATCGTAATCGGACCAGCAGCAGGCCCATATGTGCCATTTGCTGTGGCTGTCATGTCAGTATATATGTTGGCTAGGTTTGATAAGTTCATTGAATTAACAAGCGTAATTACATTGGTAAACGCAGATGTAACTACTGTTCCTGCCGCAATTCCCATGGAATCATTGATAGTAAGTGTGCCGTTTGTTCCAGATCCCATCCCCAGTTTATTAGAAATATTGTTTGTCACAGCAGGATCAACTGCTGTTTTTTGTGCGTTTACTAATGGTAATCCAAAATTTGTCTGCACGTTACTAACAGCATTAGCTAGTCTAGGTAAATTTAAGGAAGAGATATTTGTAATTTGCTGAAGCGCAGTAGATAATGCTTTGTTAGCTAATGCTTGATCAGGAGGAATTATTTGACTTAATTTATCTAATGCTGTCATGATATTGTACTCAATGCGATAGTTGGCAAATACTGTTGCATAGTAGCGTTAACTGTGCCAGTGGGATTTGTATAGATATTTTGCTTAACGCCATTAGTTCCCGTAAATGTTAATGTTTGAAAACTAGTGGGAAATATTTTGTATGGATTTAATAAATCAGCCATCGTGGTAATATTAGAAGTCGTAACACCGAGTACTTGTAATATTTCAGTCAGTGATGTGCCTGTAATTTGTGTCATTGCTTTATACATGGCTTGCTGATCTGCGGTTGATGCTACTACATCGGGTGATGATATATTAATTACTACATCTAAACTAACTCCAGCATTAGAGAAAGCTAGTGTAAGATCAGGTGTAACTCCACCAAGCGATGCTAATTGCTGTACCAACGCTAGAGGTGTTCCTAGTTCAGGCAAAGCTTTAAGATTAATTAATCCGCCTAATTTAGAAAGGTCATTTCCCCATTGTTCTGTACATACATTAACACTAGTAATTCCACCACTAACCATATTATCAGCATTTGTATAAGTGCCTGCTAAATAATTTTGACTATTGACCGCTGAGTTTACAAAGCTGTTGGTGATGCCATTATACCCAACCAGTGCGCCAAACCCCTGACAAAATATACTTAAATCTTTGCCAGCGCCAGTAGCGTTCTGTCCCATGTAGGAGTAACCTGTTTCTAGTAACAGACTTGAAAACAATACATTTCCAGGATAAACTATATTACCCGAGTATGGTGGTATACTGTCACCAAGCGCAGCGCATGTGTTTGATCCCAAGGTGTATAACTCTAATAGTATAGGTTGAGATAACTCTGGCACAATACTGGCTGCTGCGATTGCTTCACTTAATGCAACCATGTAAGGTAAATTGTTAAACGTATTTACATTTGATATAAATTGAGCATTAACACTTATACCTTGGTTATCCAGTAATCCTGATGTAACAGTTAATTGAAATGGAGTTAGTAAACTAGGTGCTTGCGCCATTAACCTATCCTAACATTGGGACTACCTTTGCCCCTAGAGTGTCCGCAGCTATCAACGTCTGATGCGCTTACTATTGGCTGCCCGCCTGCACGAACAGAAGAAGATCCAGCGACGGTACGAGCAGTTGTGTGAGGTGGCTTATTATTAGGATGTGGGGTAACACTAGCGCCAGAAACAACAACTGGAATCCCGTTAACCCGAACAGAAGTGACTCCACTCATAGAAACGCCTCCACATGAATTTGTGTCTGTCATTCTAACAACTCCGCCTGCCATATATTATCCTAAAATAAGTTTTTTGCTTGGAACATCAATTCCAGTAGTAACTTTAATGTAACGCTGCCTAACACTGTCTTCAGTTTCAGCAAACATTGCAATGTGCTTAATATTTAGTGATACTTTTGATCCTGGTGCCGAGGTAAAAATGCCTTGCATTAACGCCGGGCCCTGTTGACTAGGTGCTACTGCCAATGGTTCTGTAATATAGATATAGTCGGCATCTGAACTTAGTACTTTTGTGACTATTTCTTCGCCTGATGCCATTTTAAATGTGTATACTTCGTTGTCTTTAATTTCCATATTATCCTTTTAACTCTGTCCAAAATTCTTCTGTCTTACTAGCCAATCCTTGATACCCGCCTTGAATTAATGTAGTGCCATTAAAGATTTGTGGCACACTACGAAGTCCTTGTTCAACCAAATAATCACGGGCTTCGGTACGCACACCTACGTTTACTGTGGTATATTCAATACCCTTACTTTCTAATAATGCCTTGGCACGATCACAAAACGGGCAATCGTCACGAGTATAAATTGTTAACATATTTTTCCTTATAACGTTGTATTTTAGCATACTATTTAGTGGATTGCTAGTGTCACTTGACAATTATATAATAAATAAACTAAACGGAGATATACATGTCTATCAATTCATCACAATTAGCTTACTTTACAAATCTTACTACTACCCAATTATCAGATATAATTGTTAAATCAGGTGGACAACCTACTACTTTTATTTCAACAAAATTCATGGAAATAACTAATCCATCACTTCCAGCATATATATTTAACTACAATGCCTATATCAATTCAGTAGACTACAGTGTTGTATTAGTAACATATGATTCGGATACAGATATTGTTATCGCAACAGTTGTTTAATCCAATTCTTGACAATTAACTAAATCCATACTATAATTACTCCATAATAAACAATCTGGAGTAATAATGGGCGGTAACGTATTTGCTGACAAGACAGCACCAATCCTTAGGAAAAATATCCCTCCTACATTGAAGGCATACTTTGCCGAGTTGGAGCAGCTATTCCCACATCAGGTAATCTTTAGTATGTTTTATTTTGAATCACTGGGCTCTGTTGGCAAGAAGCCCATGTCTGGTGATATTGATTTAGGTATCAACAATCATTATATTTTTGATGTGCATAATGATAATTTACCAAATCAATTAAAATCGTGGAATCTTACCGTTCGTGAGTTTGAGGAAACATTTAATTTATTAAAGAGCCGAGCAAGAACAGCATCAGATGATCAGTTGCGGATGAAGGCATTTTTGCTAAATCTTGTACGTTATATTAACCTGCATGCTCCTACAATACATTGTGATGAAAAGAAAGTAACAGACAGTAGTATATTTGGATACTATCCACAGAAAGACTTGAATGGTAATGACACAGGTGAATGTGTTCAGATTGACTGGATGATTGGCGATCTAGACTGGCTGCGCTTTAGTTACTACTCAGCGGCGTACCCAGACGATTCAAATGTAAAAGGTCTACATCGTACACAAATGGTTCTATCAGCATTTCAAGTGGCTGACTTATCATTTAGTCATGGTATTGGTGTCAGAGACAAAACTACTAAAGAATGGTTAGCACGGAATCCAGTGCAAGCATTATCTATTCTTAATGAACGACTAGGCACTACACTTACTACGGATATTGTAGCAGACTATTATGTGCTTGGTGAAACTCTAGCTGAACAATTAGATTCTGAAAAGTACAGTAAGATGCTTGATACATATTTCAAGATTTTAGATTCTACTAGAGCCGATATTCCTGATAATTTACAAGAGGAATGGATCGGTCGCAAGGATCGGTTAGTATTAACAGGAAAGTTTTTACCAGAAGATTCTAAATTAAAGGTACTGTTATGACAACAGCATGGAGACATTTGCCAAATGCAAAACATATTGATCGTATTTTAACCCGTGCAAGATCTAATCCTGATAAATGGGCTATAGCTGATGTCAGGGTTTGGGATGTAGCTGATGATGCAGATTGGGATATAGATGCGGCCAGGCATGCGGCTAGAGATACGGATTGTGATTCGTCTAGGCATGCCGCTTGGAATGCGGCTAGGGATGCGGTTCGTGCTGAGTGTGCGGGTGCGGCTAGGGATGCGTGTGGCTACGCAATCTTAGCGTTAATAGTGTGGGATGAATCTGCCGATTATCTAAAGTTATCAGTAGATCAAGTAACGATGTTTGCAGCACTAGGTGATCATAAGGCAATTTTAATGTTGCCAGCAGTTATGGTATTTAAAAAATCTAAGGAATTAGTATGAGCGGAGTAGCAGGAGCAGAACGAGTCAGAAGTAGGGAAGACTATGTACAATTTGTAAAAAGTTATTCAAAACTCATTTACCAGTTTTGCGAAAATAATATATTATATTACACTGGCAGTTATGCCGCTGATAAATCTAAACAGACATTTGGTGATATAGATTTAATTTTAACTATTCCCACTACACTCACTAAGACTACTCTTAAAAAGTCGTTAGTTGAATTTTTTCATAATCAACCAGAAGATGTTATTGTGCCCTTCAGTAATTCTAAATATTTAGATCGGCGTACATATAATTCGGGCGAGATTGTAACTGTAAGATATTATGATAAAGAATTAGGATATTCGGCACAGATTGATAGTATCATTGCTAGGGACTATGCTGAAGCTAATTTTAAAAGAAAATTTTTAAATATGCCGGCATCTATCCAAGGCCTAGTACTAGGATTGGTAAAAATTGCTGTACTAGAAAATCCTGCTACTGAACTATTTGACAGACTTGGGATTATTGATCCAGGCGTATTAGGGCTAGATCAAGAGTACGAATTTAATTTATCCAGCAGTGAACTACAGTTAAGACGAGTACAGTATGCGCCATGGACATACAAACAAGTTAGTAGAGAAATATTATGGACTTCTGCAAATTTCTATTATGTCCATTCGTTGTTATCAATGACGAGTTTTGATTATACATTTGTTGAATTAGTTTCAAAAATTAATAGTGAAATTAAAAATCCGCGCAGTAGAGAACGGATTAAAGGCTTGTTTGCGTCTATGATTTCAATTAAATCTGGTGAAGTAGGCACAGAAAAAGGTTCTGAAAAAGAAAAGTCGTTGGCACTAGTCCAACAGACTTTCTAATTAATTATAAACTAGGCAACTCGTCGTAGTCTAGTGTATCTCCCATAACTCCAATAACATAGTTTGTACTTTCCGTCTCTTGTAGAGCAGACTGTTTATTGGATATATTAAGGTGTTTGTTGAACCATGGAATTGGTGTAGTTCTTGGGGCTGTGCCTTGATACTTGATACCAATTTCTTTTAGTGCTGCGACAGCAGTAAAGTCAACAAATTCTTTAAGAATATTAGCATTAAGACCAATAACCGGACCCTTGTTAAACAAGTAATCTGCCCACTGTTTTTCTTCATTAATAACATCTAGGTATATTTGATATACTTCGACTTCGCATTCGCCCTTGATACTGGCAAATCTGGAATCTTCCTTAACAACTTGATTGATGATCCAAGCTGTCCATTCTTTGTGTAAGATTTCGTCTTGTAAAATTAAGCCGATAATATTACCGTTACCAATAAATATACGATTCTCAACCATTGCCAAACTTGTAGCAAATGAAACCATGAACCGAAATGCCTCAAGTGCGTAGCTAGCGTGTAGTGCTAGCCATATTGCTTTGATATGTTCTCTTTCATCAATAGCATATCCATTGTCATTTAGTTCTTTGCGGCAATTTAATTTGTGTAGATAGTCATAATATTTTCCAATACTACTAGCCATGCCAATAATTTCTTGTGTATCATGTATAGTATTAAACACATCTTTAGGCACATTGTAAATGTTGCGAATAATATGACTATAACTTCGACTGTGAATATTTGTTTCAAAAAATCCCCAGTTATACATAATTGCTTCAAGTTCAGGTATAGAACATACAGGTGTAAATACCTGCGTAGGACCTCGGCCCTGTAAGCTATCCAGTGCTGTCTGTCGTAACAAGTTACTAGTAAAGATATGTTTAACTGTATCACTGGCGTCTTTAAAATCACCAGCGTCCTTTGTTAAAGAAATTTCTTCTGGAACCCAAAAGAATCCTCTGGCTTCGGCATCAAATTTTGTTAACTTATTATATTTCACTTCTTCAAAACGCTGTACTGTTACTGGCCCAGCTGGATCTAGAAACATTTTACGACTAAGGTAATCTGTCTTGGCAGATAGGTTATATTGTTGTTTGCTCATATTTTATTCCTTAAATTCTATTATTAATACATTTTCTTCATCAATGTATGCTGATTCAAAATTTTCATCTTGTAATGCTTCTAATACCATTTCTTTGGCGTCATCTTCCACATAAAAATTTGGATCAATATTCCTGCGTAATAGCCACGCAGACAATTCTTCATTTATACTTTTATATATTTCTTTATTAAGTACTTGACCTTTGTCATTGACAATTTCTATATCAATAATATTATCATTGCTTGATATTTTCATATTTTATCTTCCTTAGTTAACTTAGGGTATTCCCACACATTTCTGTTCGTTACAATTGATTCTTTTAATAGTCCCCAAGTTTGTTCTTGAAGAGTTTCTGTCCATTCAAAATACAAACTATTTATGGGAGGACGTCCTGTAGAATCATCACCTTCACGAAATGCGAATGTTACTTTGGGTATATTTTGTGTCATGCTATTTTCCTTGGTTATTCTAAATGTTATTGATGATTAAAAATTGTAGTTTGTTAATATGCTGTTAATTATATTGCGGGTCCATCGAATATTCTTGTGCTGGCTTCTCCTACGCCTAGTACACAAGCAATTTTCTCATCAAATTGAATCAGAGTCCATGTTTTAGTTTTATCATTTACGAACAAACTGTATCTTGAAACAGGAATATCTAAGTCAATTCCCCACCATATAGGTTTTTCTTTATATTCACCATTTGTTAAGCTTTCAAACACAGTTTTTGTATCGCCACATTGCAGCGGCTTTTGCACTGTAACAAGCTGTGCTATGCCTTGAGTCACAGTGATTGCTGTTAAACTGATCAACAGTACCAATCCTAGATAGATTTTGATTTTTGAGTTTGTTTTAATTTTCATATTGTTATTTAATATCTTCCGCTAGTTAAAATGATCTTAGCGATATGTTCACATCGTTCGATGTGTTCATAGGCACGCCATGGGCTGGTATCAATAGCCACTACCCCATGTCCTTTGATTCCCACTATATCATATGCAATGTTGCCTGCTGAATCTAATTGCAGATTTCTGTGACATTCATCTGCAAGTTCTTGGCTTATGGGAGGCACATCACCCACATTAGGTGCTACCCTGGTATAGCGATTGAGTTCTGGAAACGCATCACTGATAGTGCTGAGATCAATTCCGGCATGCATGGCTGCAATACAATATGTGGGATGAACGTGTACTACCACTCGAACTTCGCCTGCATGTTGTCCCATGTTTTTCTGTAGCCCGAAGTGCAGAGGTATTTCGCCACTGGGTTTTAAATTGGCACTAATGTCAGTATAGTACTCTTCCTGCCATAGCGGGCCGTGTATACTGATCTTCTTGAACTGGTCAGGCTGTAGTGTTTGTTTACGCACTCCGGTTGGAGTAATATAGAAATGGTCACGGTCATTATGACGAATGCTAACATTGCCATCACGACTAGTGATCCAATTACGCTGATAAGCATCTACTAATACTTCACAAATGGTTTCTAACATTATCTATCCTTAAAGTTTACAACTCGCACATGATTCCTCATCATCAAAATCAATCTGTTCAAGCGGAATATCTGGTGGTGGTCCGTCTGATTTAGATTTTGAACCTTGTTTGTTAATCAAACTATAGTATAATGTTTTCAAACCCCAGTAATGAGCTAACATTAAATTTTTAGCAATTAAGGTAGCAGGAACTTTACGACCTTCAAAGTGTGCTGGATTATATGAAGTATTTGTTGACAGACTTTGGTCAGCGAAGGCACCGATAACTGCTGCGGTTTTTAAATAACCAACGCAGTCTTTTTGATCCCACATTAACTGATATTTTGTCTTGAGTCTGTTATATTCAGGAACTACTTGAATTAAACTTCCAGCTTTACTTTCCTTAACAGTGATCAAGCTCATTGGCATTTCAATACCGTTTGTACTGTTGATAACTACTGAGCTACTTTCAACAGGAGCCACTGCCATTAGTGTAGCATTACGCACACCATATTGCTTCATGTTGGTACGTAGTGTTTCCCAATCTAACTCAGGACTAAAATCGGTTAGGTCATTAACTCCGGTAGCACGAAGTTCCCATGGAAATATACCTTGTCCATATCTTGTCTTGCTACTGTGTGTGCATGAGCCACGCTCTTTAGCTAGTTCAACAGTGGCTTCTGTTAGATAAAATGCCTGATGTTCCATCCAAGATTTGACTTCTTGAAGAGCATCAGCATCGCCATACTTCAATCCACGCTTAGCATGCCAGTACGCAAGATTGGTAATACCAATACCAAGAGGCTGTATCTCATCGTTGCTTAATTTACTTTGTATACTTAGAAAGTCTTGGTAGTCAAGAATGTTACATAGACTACGCTGTAGTATGCGAGCGGCACGACGCATATCTTCTGGATTGCGAAAAGCACCCCAATTAATCGATCCTAAAGTACAGAGCGCGATCCTGCCCTCATCATCATCCAATCTGTCAAAAGATTTAGTTGGCAGTAAGATTTCCATACAGAGATTGCTCTGATATATGGTATGAAATTCAGGATCAAATGGCCCTTGTTTCTGAACATTGTCAGTAAACATAAGATAGATGCGACCAGTATCTGTACGCTCTTTTAATACACCGCCTTTGAATACATCTTCAGCAGCCATAGTTTTTGTTCGTAGATCTTTCTTCTTTTCATACTTGACATACAGTTCTTCAAACTTTGCCGTATCGCTGTAAAAAGCTTCATACAAATCTGGCACTTCATTTGGATCAAAGAAGGTTATATTTTCTTTGTTCTTAAATCGTCTCCAGAAAAATGCTGATAACACAACACCGTAATCCATAAAACGAACACGAGTTTCGTCTGTGCCTTGATTATTTTTTAGAACAATAAGATCATCAAACTGATAATGCCAAATTGGATAGAATACAGTAGCACTTGCGTTTCTGATGCCGCCTTGGCTACAACTGCGCAGATCACCAAACCACTTCTTAAGAAATGGCACCATACCAGTGTGAGTAACTTCACCACCACGAATAGGTGCACCTAATGGGCGTAATCTGCCAATCTCAAGACCAATGCCGGCACGTTTGGCGGCATACTTTGCCATCATCTCGCCAGAAGCAAATATGCTATCAAGATTGTCGTCGCTCCGGATAAGAACACAAGATGAAAACTGTTTAGTAGGAGTCCCAAGACCTGCAAGCACAGGAGTGGCAAGAGTGAATAGACCATCACTCGCCGCATTGTAGTATTCTTTAATGTACCGCATACGAGCCGAGTTAGGCTCTTCTTTGTGAAATACTGTTGCAGCAGCAACCATGTATCTAACTTGAGGAGTTTCATAGATTTCCTTTGTGGCACGATTTTTAACAAGATATTTTTCAATTAATTGTTCAATCGCTGCATACCCATACTGTTCATCTTTGGAATGATCAATTACGTCATTCATTCGATTCCATTCTTCTTCAGTGTACCATTCTAGTAGTTCTTGAGTATAAAATCCTGAAACAACATTTTTCTTTACAATTTCATATAAATGCGGGGGTTCGTATGCGCCATACACTGTTTTTCTAAGCATTGATAGTCGCTGTTTGCCAGCAACATACTGATAGTTAGTGTGCCCCACGTCTGGATTTGATCCCACGTCAATCAAGTCCACTATCGCCCGTAATGTAATACTGTCAATATCTTCTGTAGTTATGCCATCATAAAAATGTAATTGCGCTTTAATTTCAACCATTGACTGGCTAACATCAGCAATGCCTTTACAAATTTTTGCTATTTGAGCTTGCCATTTTTCTATTTGGAGAGGTTCTCTATCTCCATTACGTTTTACAACTGTAATCTTTGTCATTCTTTCTCTTTTTGTTTTGTGTACTACTTATACTACTATATACTTGGCTTTATAAAACGATGTTTGATACTGTGAGGTAAATGATTATTTACTACGACATCGGTGTCCCAATTAAGCGTATATTTTTCTTCGTTAACTAAGACTAAATTGCGACTATCTTCAGTTAAAACCAGCTCGGCAGATATTAAATCTTGACGATCTAGTAAAGTTATAGTATACAGTATTCCAAGCCCTCTAGCAACATCACAATAGATATTATCACTCAAAAGTTGCCATGGATCGGGCCATTTTGGCATATCGTCCCAGTGTAGATAATATCCTGTCCATGGAGCTTGATACCACCATGAATTAACTGTTTGAAGGACTTGTTCAAGCGGCATAGATTGAACTTCTTTACGAAGGTCAGCCCATGCGCCTAGTCTACTAGCAAAATCTTTGTGCCACATTAATTGAAATAACTGATTGAATAACTCATTTGAGATGCTGCGTTTGATGTGGATTCATATTGAATTGATATATTTTGTCCTACTTGTACAGCTGATAGTATAATACCTAAATCTGCATTTTCAGTATAATCATCCGTGTAATTGGGAGTGAACTGAGTAATTACGCCACCACTAGAATATGCGCTAGCGTAAGTACTAGCATAACTTACTGAAGTTGTACTTGGTGCAGGTATATTGCCAACTATATACGTTCCGTTATATCCAGATGGATCTACTTCAGTTACTACTATTGTACTGCCTATTGGAAATGTAACACTAGAGCCAGAAGTAAATGACAGCGTTGCTACGCTACCATTGCCAATTGCACCATTCACATTGCCAATAGTTGGCGAACTTGCCGACGCAACTAACATAGTGCCAGTCCTAAACAATGTAGCACTTTGCACTATTGAATAATCTAATTTAAAACTTAGGATGCCGGCAGAAGTTCCAACTGTAAATGCTGTGTCTATTGTATTGTTTAATAATGTTGCGGTCAATCCAGACTGAACTGTTTTTGATCCTAGTTGTATTTGTGAACCATTCGTGGTAGCAATACTTAATGATGTGCCTAAAGATATGCGTGGATATTGTATAGAAAATGCGTCTGAACGTGCAAACATATCGCCAACACTGGCATTATTATTGCCTATTATGCTAATCACTGACTGCTGCGGACTTGATGTTCCTAAAAAATGATTAGCAACGTCATAAAAAATATTATATCCGCTTACATTAAGCGATACATCTCCAATATTAATACCAAAGCTGTAAATATTATCAAATACGTTAGATGTTATGCGAGTGCCAGTTGGACCATTATTGATTACAGTGCCATAGCCTAGTGCTACACCTTGATACAAAATATTAAAATTACTGTTTGTAACTGCCACACCTTTAGTTGCAACATTGGTATTAATTCCATAAGTTGTGCCACTAAATCTACATCCATCAAATAAAATGTCTGTTGTAGTTAACATTTGACTTGCCAGCAATACGCATGATGTATCAGCAGTAGCTGATGTTAATGTCCCTGTAGTGCCTACTCCATAAAATCCAACGCTACGGAATTCACTATTAGTAACTGATTCGGCTAAAAATATATCCATTGAGGCATCTAGACTTTGAAACGCCATATTGATAATGTTAATATCAGTAGGAGGAGTTGCTCCTCCGTTGCCAATATTAGCACCTGTTTGCTGCAAACTATCTACAGTTTGTGCCACGTATTCAGTACCAACAACACTACCGCTAGCCACTAATTGAATAATAGAATTGTCTGGACCCTCTCCGTATAATGTTGCATAAGGAGGAATATTGATAGTGCCTGAAACTTTATACACACCAGCTGGAAAGAATAAACTACGCCGAATTTGCGGATTTGATTGTATGCAATATAATTGATTTAATGCACGATTAATCGCAGCAGTATCAT